TGGATGTATCTTTGTAAGCGCATCAAGAGCTTGCGCCACTGCTTCTTTAAGTGTTGTCATATAACCCCCTTTATTAGTTGCTCACTGCTAGTCACCCCAGGCCCAGGTTCACCATTCACCACTTCGCGCCCATTCACTAGATAAACCGCTCTCCACCCGTTCTCATCACTGCCCTTCATCTTCCACGGCACTAGATCAGGGTGCAGTACGTGAGAGGAGCAGCCTTGGTGCTGCCAGTCCTCGGGTATGTCATTGCCCCATTTCGCACACTCCCACGCACCTGATGCCGTTGCTGTTGAATGTGCGCATGTACGGCAATTGACTTCCTTCGTCAGCTTCGTTTTGTGGCAGAACTCATGTGCTGCACAAAACTTGCATTCGTACCAAGTTGGGTCACTGCTCAAAGGCTCTGGCATCCTGTCTGCTTGCGCAATTCGTCTGCCTCTGTCAACCAGCTTTTCGGCTGCGTTATGATCGTAGTGTAGCCGCTCTGTGTAAATTCTGTCATCGTTTTTACAAATGGCCACATACAACGCTCGGTGTATCCCTAGGCCATGCATGTAGACCTGCATTTGCGCCCAATGCATCGGCTTAGACTTCTGAACACCTTGGGACAAAAGATCCTCAAAACTCTTCAGTGCATGGGTCTTAAACTCCGCCACATGTCTCGCCTTCGGAGCATCTGGAACTCCAGATTCAATAATCCCGTCTAATGAGCCAGACACATGAGAGCCAAAATCCACCCTGGCCTGTCCGTCCATCTTTTTGAATACGATCCCGATAGCCTCTAGATCGCTGATGATCGTTGCCTCCTCCATCTGGCCACGGCGGAACAGGCGCAGAATCCGCCCCTCAAACTTCTCAATCACCGCCCAGCGGAACGACAACCACAGCCACCGATCACACGGGTGACCCAGCATCGAGGCTCCCATGTGCGGCCTGGGTCGTTCTTGCGCTGCCTCGTGCGCAGCGTCTATTGCTTCAACGATTTTGTCTTTGACTATAATTTGCGCCATAATTAACCGTCTCCTCTCCTTTTGAGTTGCTAAGCCCCCCTTGCAGGGGGCTTTTTTTTGCTTACTTCTTAGCCCCCCATGGAGGGGCTGCCTTAAATGCCGATGGCGCCTCGGGTGCTGAGGTAGGAATAGATGGAATTGAACCCCCTTGAACGGCCTTGAAGCCCTTCACTTCGTTGCGTTCACCGTAACGGTCGTCCTCTTTGACATTCAGCTTGATGACCAGATCCTTGCCAATCAACTGATCGGTGTCGGACAGGTGCACGACCCCGATTGCACGAATGAGCTCTCCGAGCTGCTGCATTCCGATTTTTTCGGTTTCCGGGTTCGCATTCTTGATGTTGATCATCCCCCAGACTGCTCGGCCTTGGTGGGTCGGGCCTGTGACTGTGTACATGATGTTGATGTATTCGCCAGTGCCTGACTTTGTGGGCTTGACCTCGGCGCGGCTGATCGTTGCCGAATACCAGCCAGCGGGAAGAACTCCGTAGTTGTTTGTGGGTTGTGGAAGTGATTCAACAGAAAAAGATTGTGATAAGCGAGCCATGGTTCAGTCCTTTCGAGTTATGGCGTATGACGGCCTTCCGGCCGTTGTGGTAATGGCGTCCAGAAGTGGAGCAGTGATCGACTCATGAGCAGCCTTCCAGGCTGTCATGTTGATCTCTGGCTTCCATCTGAACAGACTGCCCAGGTGCTCGGTTAGACCGGATTCCTGGGCGAGTTCCTGAAGTTTATCAGCATTGACCTTTCGATCAAGCCTCCCAACTATCTTTATTTTGTACTGTCCTGCATCTTCATTTTTGGTGCCTTCCAGGTCCTTCGGGATCGCCAGAGCCTGGGTGAGTTGATCCTCAATCTCTCGGCGTCTTGCTATTGCCTGAGCCTCAAAAGCTTTCGCCTCCTCCCAGTCGCTCGCCAGTTTTTCTAAGTCGTTCATAGATACCTTCCTATCGTTGCAGCCGCGTTCACGATCGCGGTTCGCGTTGCGGTGTACGGATCTTGGCCACTCTCTGGCCCGTAAAACTCCGCCATCCTTTCATCTCGGTCGGGCTGGTGATAGATGTTGCCGGACACGTCAACGGCATTCAGATTCCAGTTGTGTCGAACACTGAATTTCAGTGCGACCATGAGCCTGAATGCATCCCTGTCGTCACGCAACGGATCCCATTTTGTGAACGATGTTGGTGCACCGTAGCCATACGACCCAACCTGATGATTGAACCAGACATCCAAGCCAACAGCACGACCAGCGAGTTTTAGAGTTTCTTCAGTCATTACAGTCCCCCAGGTCTTCCCGGGCACGTATCTTTTCTGCAAGATCTTGAGCAGCAAACGCCTTTCCGCCCGTAAAGTTGTCCCGAGGGAATTCCGTCGGGTCCTCTTGCATGGCGTAGTCGTCGCACATGCGCGCTATCTGCTCTCGCTCAATCCTGGCTATCGCTTGAGCGAACTTGATAGCCACCAGACCCCAATCTTGGTCTTGATTTTGGAGCTGGGTGTACTGCCAGATCTCGAAGATGTCGTGCCGGTTCATGATTGTTTTTAGGTCTCAATTTTTTTGATGATCGCCCCAAGATCAGGGCCTTCCCACATCTCTAATTTCCCCCTGCCCGCCCCTATAGTTCTGAGCGCAGAGGGCGGCTTGCTCTCAATTGCAGGGGCGGATGTGCCCTACATCGAAATATCTGACATGGCCAGCCTGCGGGAGGCGTGGCAATGGATAACAGAATCGTCCGAAGCCAAAGAGTTTCAATCGGTGGCCTTGGATTCAATCAGCGAAATAGCAGAGGTCGTACTGAACGCAGAGAAGAAAGCCACGAAAGATCCGCGCCAAGCTTATGGCGCAATGCAAGAGCAAATGGCAGACATCATAAGAGCCTTCCGCGATCTGCCTGGGCGCCACGTTTACATGAGTGCGAAGCTTGAGAAGGCCACCGACGAGATGGGGCGGATCCTGTACGCGCCCTCGATGCCGGGCAACAAGACGGGGCAGTCTTTGCCCTACTTCTTTGACGAAGTTCTTGCGCTTCGGGTTGAGAAGGACGCGGAAGGCAACACCCAGCGCGCCATCATGTGCGACTCGGATGGGCTTTGGCTGGCGAAAGACCGTTCTGGCAAGCTGGGCGCTTGGGAGGCCCCCGACCTCGGCGAGATCATCGCAAAAATCGCGGGTGCCGCATGAAGCCGCTTCAGAAGCTTTCTGAAGAATGGTTGGAGGCCAAGTCTGTTGAACAGGACGCCATTGAGCAGCGGCGCCTGATTGAAGACGAGATCTGCCGTCTTCTGGAAGTCCAGCAAGGTGACGAAGGCACCAAAAAGGTTGAGGCCGAGTCGTTCATCATCAAGATCGTCTCGCGCATCAGCCGCAAGGTCGATTCTGACTTGGCGCAAGAAATTGCAGCGGAACATGACATGCAGGATCATCTGACCCTGCTTTTCCGCTGGAAGGCTGAATTGAAAATGTCCGCATGGGATGGCGTTGGCGACAACGTCAAGAAGGTGTTTTCCCGCGCCATAACTGCGACGCCTGGTAGACCGTCGTTTACGATTACGAAGGAGAAGTAAGCATGGCAAATCTTGGTGAAGTTTTCGACGTTGACTTCCTTCCGAAGGGCAAGGGCTCATTCGATCCCCTGCCGCCTGGATGGTACACGGCGACCATGTCGGGTGCGGAGGTGAAGGCGACCAAGACAGGGACTGGGCAGTATATCGCGGTGAAGTACACGATCACCGGCCCAAGCCATCAGGGGCGCGTGCTGTTCGGCAATCTGAACATCAAGAACCAGTCGCCGAAGGCTGAAGAAATCGGGCGCCAGCAACTGCGCGAGATTTTGGAGGCGATCGGCCTTTCCAAGGTCGAGGACACCGACCAGCTCATTGGTCATGGCCTTCAGATCAAGGTCAGCGTTGATAAGTCAGAGCAGTACGGCGATCGCAATGAGATCAAGGGATTTAAGGCGATTGCGGGGGGCGCCCCCAAGGTTGCTGTCGTCTCTACTCCTGCCACTGCGCCTGCGGAGGCGGCTCCCCCGTGGGCAGCAAAAAGATAATATGATATTATCAAAAAATCCTCTGGCGAATCACTCGCCAGAGGAAATGGATAGGAAAACGAAGATGAAGCATTTTGACCTTACAGGAG